CGTTTACCTGGTCGCAGCCGATGAAGGAAATGGGCGCGGCCTTCACGGAGCACATGGTTGTCTACCAGAACAATCCGATTCTGCGGTGGTGCCTGGCAAACACGGCGGCGAAGGCGCTGAACAAGGACGGCATCGAGACGATCCAGCCGGTGAAGATCCAGCAAGGCAGACGCATCGACGGCATGGTTTCGCTGCTTAACGCCTGGGTAGGCTACAACCGGCATTTCAATGACTACATGCCGTATGTGAGGTGATTATGGGATTCTTTGACATTTTCAGAAAATTGAGCTTCCGACGTGAAGTCCGGCAGTGGAGGGAGCTCGGGGGGTATGAGTCGACCTTCACTGCCTTCGGGAATGACGTTTGGAAGTCGGACCTCGTTAGGGCGTGTATACGGCCTCTGGTTGAGTTCACGTTAAAAGCGGAGCCACACTGCTCCGACGAGTCCATCCAGAGGATCCTTGATGCCCGGCCCAATTTGTACATGACCGGGCGCGACTTTCTGCAGAAGGTCCGGACCAGGTATGAGATCTACAACAACGTCTTCATTTTCATCGAGCGGAACGACCGCGGCAAGGTGGTCGGGTTCTATCCGGTTCCGTATAGCCGGCTGGAGGCTCTGGAGTATCAGAACGGGCTTTTTATCAAGTTCTGGTTCAAGGGAAGCACGAAGACGACCGTGCTGCCTTGGGAGGATCTCGCGGTGATCCGGAAGGACTACGCGGAGAGCGACATCGTCGGAGACCGGAACACGGCAGTGCTGAAGACGCTCGAGCTTATCAACACGACGCACCAGGGAATGGCGAACGCCATCAAGGCGACTGCGAATCTGCGCGGCATCCTGAAGTCCACCAAGGCCATGCTTTCGCCTGAGAGCATCAAGGAACAGCGCAACCAGTTCGTTAAGGATTACTTAAGCCTTGAGAATAGCGGTGGTGTGGCGAGCCTGGATGCTACGCAGGAGTTCATCCCCATCAAGATGGAGCCGGTTGTCGCGACTTACGAACAGCTAAAGGAGTTCCGTGAGGACATATACCGCTACTTCGGAGTGAACGAAAAAATCGTCACAAACGGGATGACCTCCGACGAGATCGAGGCCTTCTACGAGACCACGATCGAGCCGTTTTTGTGCAAGCTCTCAGCGGCCTTGTATGCCAAGGTATTCACGCCGAGAGAGATGGGCTTCGGGGCCGTACTGGTCTACGAGGCCAACAAGCTGCAGTTTGCCAGCCTGGACAAAAAGATCTCCGTCTTCAAGGAGGTCGTTCAATACGGCGGCATGACGATCAACGAATGGCGGAAGGCCTGCAACATGGCTCCGCTTCCTGGTGGTGACACGCCGATCATGAGGCTCGACGCGGCGCCGGTGAACAATCTGACTGACAAGGAAGGAGAAGGAAATGCATAAAAACGATATTCTCAGAAGCTTTGAATTTGAAGTCCGGGCTCAGAACGACCAGGACCATGGCGACCAGATTGTCGGCCGCGCCATCGTGTTCAATGCGCCGACCGATATTGCCGGCATGTTCCAGGAGCTGATCGCGCCTGAGGCCCTGCAGGAGACCGACCTGCGTGACGTGCGCTTCCTGGTCAACCATGACCGGGACATGATTCCGCTGGCTAGAAGCCGCCGGAACAACGAAAACAGCACCATGCAGCTCATCGTCGGACCTGAGGGCATGGACATCCGCGTCGATCTCGACACGGAAAACAATGACCAGGCAAGGAGCCTTTATTCAGCTACCAAGCGCGGGGACATCTCCGGAATGTCTTTCGCGATGACAGTAGACAGGGACGAGTGGACCGGCCTTGACACTAACTACCCGACGCGGATCATCCGCAAGATCGGGCGCGTGTCCGAGGTTTCGGCAGTCACTTGGCCCGCCTACGAGCAGACGAGCCTTGAGGCCCGCGATGCCCAGGCACTGGAGAGTGCCAAGGCCGCACTGGAGAGTGCGCAGCAGGAGACGAGGCGGCAGCAGCTCGTTGAAGAAGTAAAGAACCTTTTGAAGGAGGTTAAAAATGCCGATTAAGGACATGAACCTCGAAGAGGTCGAAAAGCGGCTTGCCGAGATCTCCGAAGGCCTTGAAGAGCGCTCCGCTGAAGAGCTGGAGGCTATCAAGACCGAGATCGAAGAGCTGAAGGCACGCAAGACCGAGCTCGAGGAAATTGAAGCAAGAAATGCCGCTGCCAAGGCCCTGGAAGAGGGAAAGGCAGCAGGAAAGAAGGTCGGAGAGACCAGAGAGGATGACAAAACTATGACTCTTGAAGAAATCAGAAGCTCTGCCGAGTATATCGAGGCTTATGCAAAGTACGTCAAGACCGGCAAGGATGATGAGTGCCGTGCACTCCTGACCGTGGATGCTTCCGGCGTTGTTCCGGTTCCCACGATGGTCGACGAGATCATCCGTACCGCATGGGACAAGGAGGAAATCGTTTCCCGCGTCCGCAAGACCTATATCAGGGGCAACCTGAAGGTCGCGTTTGAGCGCTCCGCTGATCCGGCTTATGAACATAACGAGGGCACCACGGCGCCCACCGAAGAGCAGCTGCTCATCGGTCTGGTTACCATGATCCCGAAGAACATCAAGAAGTGGATCACCGTGTCCGACGAAGCGCTCACCATGGGCGGCGAGGCTTTCCTCGACTATGTCTATCGTGAGCTCGCTCATCAGATCACTAAGAAGCTCGCTGACCTTGTGGTCGCCGACATCTCCGGCGCTCAGACTTCTGCCGACGGCACTCACACTGCCCAGGCTAAGATCACTGCGGCTCCGTCTGTCACTGTGATCGGTCAGGCGTTCGCGAACCTTTCCGATGAGGCTGAGAATCCGGTCGTCATCATGAACAAGCTGACTTATGCGAACTTCCTGAACGCTCAGGCGGCTGCTTCGTTCGCGATGGATCCCTTCCGCGGCATGCCGGTCCTGTTCAACAACACCCTGCCGGCATACGACAGCGCTTCCGCCGCCGCAGTCTATGCGATTGTTGGCGACCTTAATGGCGCTCAGGTCAACTATCCTGAGGGCGATGGCGTCGCGCTTAAGTTCGACGACCTCAGCCTCGCAGAGAAGGACATGGTCAAGATCGTGGGCCGCCAGTATGCAGCACACGGCGTCACCGCTTCCGGACGCTTCTGCCGCATCGCCAAGCCCAGCGGAACCTGATGAAGGTCAAGCTCCTTCAGGACGCAAGAATCAGACACAAGGCGGGGGAGATCGTTGAGGTCTCTCCTGTCGAGTTTGATTTTCTGGTAGGTATCAAGGCCGCCGAGTTCGTGGAAGCTGAACCGGCAGAACCCAAGAAGAAGAAAGCGACGAAAAAATGAAGCTGATGATCGCGGTCCCGACGCTGGACTTTATCCACACGGAATTTGTTAAGAGTCTTCTGGCTCTCACGAAGTACCTCCACGAGGACGGGGTCGAGCATGACGTCGTCATTCAGTCCGGGACCCTGGTCTATGTGGCGCGTGACAACCTCGCGAAGAAAGCGGTCGCCGAAGGCTATACACACGTCCTTTGGTTGGACTCGGACATGGTCTTCCAGGAAGATCTCCTTGATGATCTTATGTTCTCAGGCCACCAGATGGTCACGGCTATATGCCACAGCCGGAGGCCGCCGCATCTTTCGTGTTGTTTCCGGTCGCTCGACCCTATTGACAGGTACACGCTCGACGAATATCCGGACGACGTTTTTAAGATCGCCGGGTGCGGCTGCGCTGCGCTGTTGATGGACGTCGAAGTGCTCCGGAAGGTGCTCGATGAGTGCGGAACAGCCTTCGCTCCGATGAGGGCGCTCGGTGAAGACCTGGCGTTCTGCTTCCGGGCCGGGCTTTGCGGCATAGAGATCTACGCGGATCCTCGGGTCAGAGTCGGCCATATTGGCCACATTGTGATCTACCCGGAGGATGAGGAGCGATACATCAGCACGATCCAAGGAGGTAAGGAATGCTTGAACGCGTCAAAAAAGCAATAAGGATCAGCCACGACCGGCTCGACGATGAGATCCTCGAGACGATTGAGGCTGCACGGGCTGAGATGGTGCGCGCAGGTGTTTCTCAGGACGCTGCGTACAGTGAGACGCTTGAGCTTGTGAACAAGTTTATTCTGACCTATTGCCAAGCCGAATATGCTTCGGACAAGGCGATGGCGGAAAAGTTCGAGAACAGCTGGAAGTATCAGCTCGACAACCTCCGGAAGACGGTCGGCTACATGGCGGAGGTGGTGGTGGATGTATAACGACATCATCACGCTGGTGGCTGAAGAGATCTCTCCGGATGAGTTCGGTGACATGGCTGTAATGGAGACCACGCGGGAAGTGTTCGCGCAGCTGAAGAGCATCACTCAGACAGAGTTCTATCAGGCACAGGCCTCCGGTTTAAAGCCTGAGGTCAAGTTCCTGCTGGCGGACTATCTGGATTACCATGGCGAGCTTGTAGTGCGTTATGCGCCCTATGAGCTCGACAAGGTTTTGGAATATACCGTCCTCCGGACTTATCGGGACGGGAATGGCCTCGAGCTTGTCTGTAAGAAGGGAGTTGAGCGCGGTGCCTGTTCCTAAGTCAGTAATTCGCTTCGACCGGAATGGCGTGAAATACATCAGCTCTGTGGATTATGCGCAGTATTCCATCGAGGAGCTGACAAGGGCCGCTCTGAGGGACGTCGGCAAGCTGATAGCGCGATATGCGAACAAGACAGCGGCGAAGCTTCGTGGCCTCAGTAAGACGCCAAGAGTCCGGGGCAAAAATTCGCCATTCCAGTATTGGGTGCGCAAGAAGGAGCTCGACCTCAAGGTCGGCGGTGGAGATACCGACGGCGGCGGGCATTTCGGTGCTTCGACTGGGTACTGGTACGGCATTAAACAGGAGCTTGGACTTGACGGCATGCCGAAGCTGGCCATCCTGACGAACACTGTCCGGAGCAACATTCCGGAGATCATCAAGATCGAGTCCCAATACCTAACGGCACTCAACGGGGAATATGAAAGCCTTATAGAGTCCGAGGACGATTACAGAGGAGGAGGTGACGACTGATGAGTGAAGAACACGGCAAAACGAACACTTTAAGCGCGCTCATCCAGTCGATGCTTCTGCCGCTCTGCTCTGAGTGCTATCGTGACACGGCTCCGGACACGGCCTGCTTTCCGCATGTTGTTTGGGAACTGGCATCGGTCGACCTTGGAGATCTTCACCGGGACGACTTCTTTCTGGATGTTGACGTCTGGGACAGAGGCACAAGCGCGGTCAGGGCGGACGACCTCATGGATCGCATCGAGGCTACCTTCCGCACTAAAAATTTACCGCAGGACACCATCCTGCCGACTTTTTATGTGCAGTCACGAAAAAACCTGCCGGACGCTGATAAGCGCCTGAAACATCGGCAGATCACCATCATGGTGCAAAACTATGAAAGAAATCAGGGGGTATTAACAAATGGCTAAATACCAGGGCGCCGGCGAGGTTTTCGCGGCTGACTTCCATGCAGTGAAATTCGTCGGCAAAACTAAGTCCGGCAAGGCTCTCACGATCGAGATGCCTAAGGCAATCAATCTCGGGAATATCGAATGGGCTTTTGCGGAAAAAGGCGACACGGTCGCGACTGTGGTCTTCTCCGGAGCATACCAGAACACGGACGCAATGGTCACGACCAGGAACGAACCGTGGACGATTGAGATCGACGGA